GGCAGCAGCAGTCTCAAGCTGACGTTCATACTCAATTTGGCGAAGGATTTCATTGATTTCATCAATACGGGCTTGTTTCTTATCATCAGTCCAACTAAGAAATATTGAAGCAAGGCCGGAATAACCTTGACTTGCTGTAAGCATTTCTTCTGAGGTAAGATCAACGATTTGTCTTTGAAGTTCTGCCCTCTCTTTGACAAGGCCGTTAATCTCATTTAGAGAAAGTTGTTCATCAGATGTTAAAGTGCCAGAGGCTTCCATTTGACGTTCAAGACGAAGTTCCCTAACTTTTTCAGCCAACCTCTGTATTGCAGCACCTTGTTTTTCGGAACCGCTTGTGACATCTTCTGTCGTTCGCATCCAAGCAGCGCCAAGGGCTGTTGCAAGTGAAATACCAATACCGATAGCCGCACCCCATACGCCGGGGATCAAACCAGCAAGCTGTGTAGCCTGTTGCCCAAAAGCAACAAGGACGTTTGTTCCAGATTGGACTTGAACGAAGAAGTCACCAACCTGATAGCCAACTTGTTGTGCATACATACCAAACTTGTTTAGTCCACTACCACTTTGATTGATGTGTTGACTAAAGCGGTTGCCAGCAATGAAAGCACCTTCGGCAGCATTGGAGAACTGTTGATACTCTGTGTTGAGTTGTTCAAGAGCAGCTTCATGTTGCTTTACAGAGGTGACACCAAGCATATGCGCCCTGTCCAATTCCATAAGAGATTTCTCATAGAGTTGGGATGCAGAGTAGACGCTATCATATTTCTGACGAAGACGTTCAATCTCTTGCTCAAGAGCGCCGAAACCAGCACCAGAGTTCATAGCCGAAGAACCTGTTACGCCAAGGCGTTGGTTCAAGTTGGCTGTAGATTGTTGTGCAGCTTTAGCTTGATTGCTTGCAATTTCTTCTGCGAGTTTAGCTTCTGCCTTAGCAGCTTTTTCAGCAGCATCAGCAATACGTTTAGCTTCTTTCTCAGCACGGTCAGCTTCCCTTTGACGGGCCTTCTCACGCTTTTGGGCAGCTACTTGAACCTTTTCAGCAACAATAGCTTCTGCTTTTTCGATAAGGGCAAGGTTGTCTTCTGTAGTCTTAGCAAGAGCCTTAGTGACCCTCTTTGCCCTAGTTTCTTCCCTCAAAAGACTATCAACAACTCTTGTAAAAAGGTTGCCAGTTGACTTGAGGGTGTCGTTAAGTTGATTGACTTGGGAAAAGTCTGTAGTGATAACGATGTCAGCCATTTCTTATACAACCTTCAAGTAAACTGCGTCAAGTCTTTTGATTGCCTCAATCTCCCAAGGCAAAAGTCTATTGTTTGTCATCCGCATCCAACTCTCAATCTCTTGGTAGCTGATAGGGAGAGGTCCATTCATACCTTGACCACGGGTCTGGTTCAACAACAAAAAAGCAGTCCAGACGTATTCCATTAACTCAGGGAAGTCTGGTCCCTGTAATGCTAAAGGAGTGCGTCCAGACTGCTTTTCCACTTCTTGTAGATGTTGCCGTTCAGTGATACCGTCTTTGTCAGGAATAGAGAGTTTGAAATCCCACTCTGCGTATTCCTCTAGATCAAGGATTAAGCTTTCAAAAAAGCGTTGTAATCCTCTTGGGCTTCAAGAACTTGCAACTTAAGCCAAGGAAGTTTGCCATACAGGTCAAACGCCTCGTCATACGAGAATTTAGGAGACTTGCCATTAAGTTGGATGGACCATTCTTTGGTAGTCTTTGCCAGAAGTTCAAGCGTAGCACTATCAATGTCTTCCGCAGTGAAGGTAACTTTCTTACCCTTAGCGGCTTTCTGGATACGCTTGTTTGTCTGTTCATGCACAGCGGCCTTATACACAGACGAATGGGGTGCATAGATGGTGATGGTCATTTCTTTGCCATCATCTTTAGTCAAAGGTTCATCTGTCACTGGATGCTTGATCGAAACAGTGATGCAGTCGTCGGTCGGGATCAGTTTGGAGAGGTCCATGTCGGGTATGTCCTATGTGTTGTTAATGTATCGGGGAAATCATAACGGGTGAGCCAACCCCCGACAAGCCAGCCCACCCTAGCCCCCGAAGGGGATTGTTACTTACACAGAGCGCGTAAGCTTGATGTTTGTGTTTTCTGTCGTATCATACAGAGCAACAAACGGCAAAGTGATGATGCGCGAAGTCGGACCCTCAACAGGAACCGAAGCACCATTGATCTTAACTCGCGGGAACAGGAAGGTGTAGTCCGAAGAACCTGTAGGATCATCGACAGCAATTTCCAGAGCGGTTTGAGTTTCATTCAAGAAACGGTTAAGCAGGGCTGCATCTTCAAAGTAGGCAGTAATCGTGCCTTCAACTGTTGCCATGCCATATTCCAGTTGCGGGGTTGTGCTAGAACCAACAACAAACGTGGGAGCCAAGGCGTTATTCAGAGTGAAGTCGAAACCTGTCACGATGGCAGACGAAGCAAGGGAACCACCAGCATCAGCAATACGCAAAGAACCAGAGTAAGCGTCAAAAGGTTGGTTGGTCGAGGCAGCAGTCTTGGCAGGATCAACAGACGTTCCAGCGATAGTCATGTTCTTACCGATCATGCTGAACGTGCCAGTAACCATTTGATTAGGCTTAATCGAAACAGCCATCGAAGAAACAGTAGCACCTGTGAACAGACGGAACTGAGAAATGTCTGTCGCAGCATCTTCAATAGAGAAAGATTTAGGTGTCGTGCCAACCTTCAACACGTTAGTCGAGAACGTATTCATAAAGGCCGATTCAAGGAACGGGTCGTAGTCAGCTTTACGAAGATCAACAGAAATGTCGCCAGCAACAGAACGGTTGCCATGACGGTCAACACGAAGCATACGGTCAGGTTGAATGTCATTACCTGTCACACGATCTTTAGTCAAATCAAGCGAGTGTGTCGTATACGGAAGTTGGATTAGTGCAGGAGTGCCGGGAGTTGTGCCAAAAGTCGTTTCAGCAACATAAGAGAGGCCAGAGCGGCTACCTTGTGCAAATGCCATAGTTAGTTTCCTTTATCAGTGATAAATATACCAAGAGACGGTAACGGGTGTGTAGTAGAAAGGTGAGTCAAGGAAACTGGTCCTGACTTCTGAGTAGTCGATAGAAAGAATGATGGTTTCGCTAGTCGAGGGGTTGGTGTAGCTGATGTCTGTAGTAGAGGCAAACCTGTCTAACAGAAGGTCAGCGTATTCATATCCAGCACCAGACCCAAGACCTTCGGGGGTAGCAATCGAGATGCTATAGAGGCCATCGTATCGTTTCTGAGGATTTAGACCACGGACAGCAGGACGGATAGAGGTGGGAACCAAAGTGCCTTGAAGATAAGGCGTTCCAGTAACAGGTTTGAAAGGCACGTTCTGTCTAGCGATTAGTGGGATGCCAACCGTGTTGGTCAAGTGCGTATCTAGACAAGCACGAATGTTATTGATGATTGTCATTATCTAGCTTTCACCTCTTTTACAGCTTCGTCCAAAAGTATTGACGCCCTTTTTCTGGCAGTATCGTAGAGGTAATAGCCATCACGTTCCCACCTTTTGCCTCCAAACTCTACAATATTAGCATGTGCAGAATTATTTGACAAGCTAACTCTTGTTTGGTTCTTAGGAAGGTTTGCAATTTGACCAAGAACTTTGTTCAAGGCTGCTTGTTGCATAGCCTGTTTATTTTGATTAGGTGGACCAATGTATCTAATCTCACCTGTGA